GGGCCTTGCTGCCCGTATCGCTCAACTTCAAACATGTCCCACTCAATGCCATTACGATCTAGCACACCTTTAATAAAAGTGTATACTAGTGTACTGTCGCCTGTGGCACCTGTAGCTGCATTACGATGCTGTGCTAAACGTTGTAGCGGATTGACCGTTTCGCCTACGTAAAACGGATGCCACTCATCGCCGATCTTACAGCGCAATTCGTAAATTATTCCTGGCGTATAACGCCCTGTTGTTTCATCGTATTTCATATCAGTCCCACTTCTTAGCCCACTTGTACTTTTCTTTTAACGTTGTTTTAAGAGTCTGTGGTGGACGATGCCCTAGTTCAGGATGCTGTATAATTTCCAGCATGCCTTCGGGGCTGTTGACCCATTTGTCCCACTCAATATAATTGAGACGACGACTTGGGTGCTCCATGATGTATTTTTGGCTTCTTAGCCATTCAAAAATTGGGTGCATATTAAGTTCCTTTCGTGCAGTTCCTACACCGCACATAGTATTTATTATAGCGACAATAAATCGCCTGTCTATGGGGTATTTTGCGAACTTTTACCAAAATCGTTTGCAATCTTTCAAAATCGCAGCTACAATCATAAATACATAACGCACTGTGCAATATGGTGCCAGCAGTGACTCTTGATACGTTCGTATTGGGAGTATAAACAATTCAGCATAAGTTCCATAATATTCCTACTAACTCACAACGCCTGCTGGGGGGCTACCCCAGCTAACACTGCGTGAAAAAGCCCCTTACGGGGCTTTGTCATTTTGCCTTCTTAAAAAAGCCTACTAGTTTATGCTTTTTCTGTAACAGTTGCATTTGACTAATTGTCATACCATGCTTGTCCATAATGCTTTTTCTAGTGTATTGCCGACTAAGAATATCATTAACAACTTCAACTTCGTTGTAGCTGGGATTTACTCGAGTGCCGATATTGCTATTATTACGGATGTTGTAAACCATAGTACGGCTAATATTGTGCTTGGCTGCAATTTCAATAACACTGTAATATCCTTGTGCTAAATCTGCCCTAACGGCCGCATGATCTATATTGGTGTTGTATTGAGCCAACGGCACACGAGCCCCACCTCGTGTTTCGACTCGCAAGTCCTCAACAAACTCTTGTTCTCGTGCTGCCCAATCAATGGGTTTATACTCAAAAACTTCAGCAACATCATTTATATACCAAGCTAACGCACCACGACTTCTGGCCAGAGCGACCCAAGCATCAATATCCTGTACACTAACTATTACCACTGTCCAGTTTTTAGGTGGCCAGTTGACTAACAAACTCCACGGTGCTGCCGAAATCAAGTCCTTTATGTTGCTGCCACGTTTGAACACAGCCGCAGCACGTATTGAGTGTTCAATATACGTGTCGTGCAATTCTATATTCTGTGGCGCTTGCAGACTTTTCTTAAACCAGCCAGTGGGGGTGCCGTAAATGGTATTGAGTCTAGCAGGATTTGTGCCTGCCGAGTCAAACCATTGATTTCTTGATTGAGTTGGATGTTGCATTGAGTATTTAAACAATACCCTGTGCAAGAGCGATTAAACTGCTGTGTCGTCTGCTACATAACGCCAGCTACTGCCATTGTAGTACGCTAGTTTATAACTGTTGTTGCTGACAATGCACAAATCACCAGCTGCACCAGTGGGCATTGCACCCGAAGTAGCTTGACGCATACTAACAACACCACTAGTAGTAATACGATCTGTGTCTGCGTCAATAACAACGTTGGCGCTGCCAAAGGCATTGCTAGTGTCTGCACTTGTAAACACCAAGAAGTTATGGTTGCCTGTAGTAGAATAGCCAAAACGCATGCCGCCGTAATCATACCCGCCTGTGCTGTCAACATAGCTCCAAACTTGGTTTGCACCGTCACCGTTGGCTCTGCTGCCACTAGTTAATGTTTTACGAACACGCATGGCAGTTCTAGATCCAGTTGTCACTGTGGCTTCACGAGTCAACGTTGGCGCTGCATTGCCACTTGTGCCTGCCACTTCTGCACTGTTAATCCACTCAGTGCCATTGTAAGTGATAAATTGCTGGCGTCCTGCTGCTGTGATTGTAACTTCTTGCGGCGTGCCCACTGTACCTGCTGTATCTGCTGCATTCCAAGGTCCGATGTTGCCCAATGTGCTAACTGCACGAACCCAATAATAAACAGTTCCAGGACTTGTTGAGTGATCGTAAAAAGCAGTGCTCTTTACGTTAGCCACAGTAGTAAATCCCGCTGCAACGTTGTTTGTTGTGCTGGATGCAATTTGAATATAGTCTATAGGACTATTTGTTGGATTAGTCCATTCTAACTGCACACCATCAAATGCTGTGCTAGTAGTTAGACCTGTTGGAGCATTGGGCTGAACCCCGCCCACTGTATTTGCTGAAATAGTTACGCTGGCCATTAAAATACCTCTGTGCTACGAGCACCAAAACCGTTTATGCTTGTTACGCTGACTGTGTAAGTGCCATTGGGCAGTGGCCCGATCGTAACGCTTGTGCTAGGAGTTGTTTGGATCTGTGTAATCGGACCCACAACTTTGACTTCATAAAATACCACAGTGCTGCCTGCTCCGGTCCATGAAGCATTTATAACACTAGAAATACTGCCGTCTGTGTTTGTAATGCTGTTGGCACTAGCGCTGAGTCCAGTTGCTGGAGGAACCACAGTTGTAAACAAGCTACTGCCAGCAGGAGTTGTAACTGTGCCAGGCAGCGGAATCTCAGGCAACGCATCACCAGTTATGGTATAGATGCTGTCGTCGTATTCCATAGCTGAAATCTGTATAGTGCTGTCTAAGTTAATGCTCATGGCCATGACACGGAATAACTTGTCCTGAAACCCCATATTTGTTAAAGAAACACGTATAATATCGCCTACTTCCACCTGTAAAGCAGTGAAACTGGTGGTGAAATTTATGCTCATAGTATAACGGCTCTGACGCAGTATAATACGACTGATTAAGGTGGCATTACGACTGTCTGTAGTCATTGAGAGATCAACTTCGCGTTCTAAGATCTCATTGTTATCACGTGCCAAATAAGTAGCATCATCTAGGTAGATAATGTTGCTGTTGTAATTTTGATCACGGTCGAAATAATTCATCTTTACACGATTGAATCTGCTGGACTTGCTGCCCAACTGCACATCGTATGTGCCAATTAAATTTGTTTCATTAATCAAATACAGATTATTCAAGTCTTGCTCGGCTGTAGTGCGCTCGCGATTTAATTTGAGCACATAACGACCATTGCTGTAAATCAAATATCCATTGCATGCAGTTAATATTCTGCGCACGTTATCATACAGTGTTTCGTCTGGGTTAATGTGACCATTAATTGTATAACGTAAAATAGGATCTAGAGTTGAACCAAAAGTTGACTGCACTACAGTAAAGCAATAACTTCTAGCTGCAATAAAACTATCAATGTCTATTTCGCTGTCAGCAAGTGCTTTGCCATAAATGGGGTTAGTCAAGTAATCTAACAATGCATCTACTGGATTGCAACCGAAACTAGTAGTATAAGTTGGATGTGTGTAAACTGAGTAAGTAGTGGCTAAATTGTTAGCTGCACGAACTTTACGACCATCAACTTCTACAGTAATAGTAGGAACACCAGTGTAAACTTCGCGATCGAAGTTATATACCATATACAATAGCGCAACGCCTTTGCCTTGTGCCGTTGCTGACCATTCAGCAAATGGAGTTGAAAACGCTGTTTGAGTTGACGTGCCTAGTTTGTAACTCATAGTCAATTTGTTGCGGAACTTGTTGTTTTCTCCAACAATAACGTTGTCTGTGCCAGATATGATCTCGCCATTGGCCACAGTTCCTGTTTTGGCAGGACTAGCAATTGTAAAGTCGATGGCCAATTCATCATTAATATAAACTTTGCGGATAGCACCAATTTCGCCTTCGGCTATGGCATAAATCACATGTAAATCTTTGTTGTCGTTGGCAACGTTTAAGTAAATGCGTTTAGCACCTACAAGTCTGCGTCCGTATATAACAGGAACTGCTGCCACGCTTGAGGCTTCGTTGGCCAAAATAGGACTTGCTGCTGGGCTGTCTGCTCCTGCAGGCTTGGTGTCGCTGCCCAGGACTTTACTGCCTAAACTTTGAACGCCCATGGCCACCACGGTTCGTGTTGCCAGTGCTCCGAGCCCACTTAGTCCCAGTAACGGTCCTGCTACCCACGCACCTGTAGCCACTGCGGCAATTGATAATAAAGGTTTGGCTAATTTACCCATGTTTTCTCGCTATTAGATATTGGCCTGGCTCGACAACGTTTACCATTAGCCCTTGTCCTTCAATTACGGCCCAAGTGCGCTTGGCAAAATATAAACTCATATGCCAAAATCTTTGTTCAGGCCTAAAGATAATATCAAGTTCACGAAAATCCTGGCTACTAACTTCTAGTAATTCAAGACCTTGTTGTCTAAAAAATTCTGGAGCTGGTGTAAAGTTCCTTTGAAACTTTGCTGCACCCAACTGACTAGAGTATTTACCGCGAACTGCTAGGCTTCTGGGTTCATCAACGGGATACAAATGATCCAGTAAATCAATTAGAAACAGATTGCAGTCCCAGTCACCCCACGCAAATTTGCGATTGATATTAAGGTTGATAAAATTGGCTGTGTGCAAATACTGACGCAGCACCAATTATCCACCCCATTTAATGTTAGTGATAGTATCCCCAGCAAACTTAAATCCAATATCAATATTAGCTGTAGTTGCTGCCGGATTATAAAACTTTATGTCTAAAAACTGCTGTTCGCTGTTGTTAGTGTGTCTGCCGCTTCTGCGCTGAAAGTCCACAAAGTTGCTGGATGCAGCAACTCCTACAACAACACCACCACCAGGGTCATCGGTTATAACTGGCTTGTCCATCTTGCCGCTAAAGATTTGAATCGGATCGCCAACTTGATTGCCGTCTTCGTCAAACCACACACGCCACAACTTAATAGGATAATCAATGTATTGATTGCCCAAGAACAAAAACAAGTCACCGCTATCCAGTCCACCTAAGCTTACAGTCATGTTTGTTATCTGAAAGTCTGCACTTTCTTCAATGTCGCTAAACTGTAAAAATGGCCCAATGCTGAGAAATGATTGTGCCCCAGCTGGTAAGCCCATTGCCGAACTTTGCGCTGGTGTAGTGCTTACATCATAGGGTGCGTTGGTAAGGTATGTGTGGTCCAAGTTACTTGAACCACTTTCCCTAGTCTGCACATATAACAGTTCAAAGAACTTAACGCTCTGTTGACTGTTATATGCCAGTTGCTCTGTTGATAAATTGCGATTTGCCATTAGAATATACGTTTAGTTACTAGATCAATTTCTAGATAATGGCGTCCGATAGTATCAACTTTGATCTCAACACTGTCTGCATCAATAAACACATCCAAGTCTGCTGCATCGGCGCCAATTGCACTACCAAACGGCAATGCACTAGCTATATTGTTATTTAAACGCATGTTAGCTTCGCCATATGCATTTGTCAGCACATCATGAATTGGAATACCCCAGCTACCAGTGCTGTTGCGAATTGGCAACTCAACTGCCCATCCCGCGTCAAATGCTGGATCTTCCAATGTCAAGCTTGGTGGCAGTCCATCAACACGCACCACTTGTTCACCGCTAGCAATAGTGTTTCTAGTGCGAAAGCGAACCGGTACAGTCTCATTCTTGTCGCCAACTTTGATTGTGACATATTGCTGCGTTTGATCATTTAGTGGTGGAGTAAACACCAAAGGCTTGTGGCTACCGCGAGCTGCATGAATCACGTTAGTAAATTCAGCAACTTGCACTTTTGTCATTGGAGGATAAGTCAAGCGCATGCGATATTGTGTAACATCACGAGCACGACTGTAACGTGTCAGGTTGTAACTTTCCAGTGTGCTATTTGGCTGCTCGATTGTCCAAGTCATTGTTGCTGGAGCAATAGTTGAAGGCCACACACGCAGATCCCTGTCAGTTAAGTTGCTGCCAGTTGCCCATGCATTGCCGGTGTAAGCCAATGCTGCGTCAACTGCCGGTGGAGTGCCAGTATCTGGTGCTGCAAAGATACCCATCATAATAGGTGCGTCTTGGTTAAAACGGCCAGGGTCATTTAATCGGTAGTAAACTGGACTCGGTGCCCCGCCAAAACCGCCATAAATGTCGCTGCTGACAACCGCCACGTTACCTGGACCGCCCGAGCCACTTGTGTAAGTGTATCGTGCTTGCCCGTAGTATGCACCTGCATTGGCTGCACTGTGTTCATTGACCAACAATGCTGGCACAGTGTAAACGCTTTGTGTTTGATTGAATCGAGTGTAAAACTTATTTTCAGTCAATCCCCAAGTTGCGTTAACGCTTGTGGTGTTAGTAGTTAAGTTGGTAGTAAAGTAAGTTTTAGTGCCAATATTAGGCACGTAAAATGTGTCGATACGATATGACCCATCATAACCTGGATTAACTTGCCACAGTGTTGCTGCTGAGTTAGCCCATGTAGCTTGAGTATATGGAGTTGTTAGTGCAGAATCTGCATACAAATCAATAACATAATCATTAACAACGTTGGCCCAATACATAGGTGTAGTGTTAATACCAATTACAATATTAGGCAACACATTGTCTTGTCCAACAACCAATTCATGTGCAATGCCATTTAGCGAATAGGTGCCGCTGGTAGTGTATGCCACTTGCTGGTTCAATCCAGTGCCATTGCGTCCAAAGTAAGCATATGGAACAGTCTTGGCAGCATTTGCCCACAAACTAACACGAGTTGAGCTATGATACTGTGGGTAGAACATAGGACGCACAAATGTAGCAGAATCATCTGTAATAGATGTCTTGTATCCGTTCCAAACAGTTGATCCAGTAGTTGTGCCGCCGGTCATTAGTGTGTTGTCAGTGAATCGGTTAGCTGCGTTAGTAACATCAGAACCCAAGTACAAGTCCCATGTTCTAGCACTGCGGTATTTGACATAGAATACAGGAGTAACTGTGCTGCCTGTCATGCTGCCGCTGGCCTGTCCCGAGTTGTAGCCAATCGTGCGCTCTTCGTTAACAAACAAATCAATGTTGTTGGCATCAAACACTTCAACCCACAAGTCTTGTGGTGGCGTCACTATTGTTCCATTGTAGTTGAATGTTGCACTAGTGCGGATTTGCTGCCCAGTTGTAAATTCGTGTCCGGTTGCTGTGTATCGATCATTATACGAATTTAACATAGCACCAAAAGAGATAGTCTCTTTGTAGTAACCTTCTGTTGCCCCAGATTGTTGGCTGTTAGCAAACACATACTGGCCGCGCAAATAACCCAAGACATCAACTGAGGTGTTAGCGGCCGCAAATGTGTAATTGCCGCTGGTGTATTGACCGCGACTACCTGGGCCGATGTCTGTTACTAAGAAAGTAGCTCCAGTTGATAACAAACCAGTTAGTAACGTTGATGTAGTTTGTGTAATGCCGTTACCGGCGACGTTAACTGTAAACCAACCGCTTGCATTGCCCACACCGCTTCTAGCAACACGATACAATGCTGATGGAGTCTTGACAGCTAAAACGTTGGTTGTTGCAGCAATTCGCGAATTTTGTCCGTTCAACAATGTAGTTGTTACACCAGTGCCAATTGGATATGTGCCAGCAGCGGTGTAAATGCGCAATTCGCCAGTGCTACTATTTTGGATTAGAGTGTATATGTCAAACGTGTCACATCCGACCCAGGTATCTTCGTCTGGGGCAGTAAATGAATAGGCAAACGGGGCAGTGTTGGCCCATGTTGTACCATTACTACTAGTCCAAACACGATCATCTCCTGCGCCAGTTCTAGCTTCGAATCGGCTGAGTGTTGTATTCCAAATAATTCGGCGCACATTAGTTGTAGGTCCGCCACTAACGGCAGTCCATCGGGCACCGTCATCACTGTAAAATAGTCCGCCCGAACTGCCACCAATGACTAGTCTATCTCGTCCACTAACTGTGCCTACTGCACTAGAATTGAATACACGGGTACTAGCAGTAATTTGGATGTTGCCGGCTGCTGAATTTTGTGTGATACTTCTGGCACGACTAAAATCAGTAGCGCCAGTAGTATTGACAAATCGAATATCTTGTCCACCAAGCAGCGCTGGATGCGCAACTGTGCTGTCGTAGTTAACTTGCCAGACTGAATTGCCAGCATCATATGCAATGTTGCTAATTGTTGCAGTATTACCAAATGCCCAAACGTTACCTGCTGCCAAGTCTTCTGTTTTGAACAATTGATATGTGTCTGAGTCCACACGTTTAAAATATGTAGGTGGAATCATGTTAGCTGGGTTAGTAAACACAGTGCCTGTGCCTTGATCGATGATGTTGACTAATTGTCCATCATATATGCTAAAGCCAGCCACGTTGCTATTGAACCGCTGTGTTGTTGGGTTGTAGTCAGCAATGTATTTGGTTTCGTAAATACCTGGTAAATTTGACCCGCTAGTGTAATTGAACTGCAATGGGGCAGTTGGTATAATCAAATGCTGATCTGCTGTGTTGACAGCAACACGTTCATTCACAGTATCAGTGCCTTGCCACCCGGTGCTGGCAATATTACCCCAGCTGGCGCGGATTTGGTCTGTTCTAGCAGCATCGCGATAAAAGCGAATTTGGTTGCCAGTTACAGCAACATGAGCGCTGCCTAAATCATTAAGTGCTAGCCAAGTGCTGCTAGGGACTACAACGTTGATATCATTGCCAGTGCTAAATGTTGGTGTAGCATTGCTGGTTATAAACATATCAACAGCCGCAATATTGCCTGCGGTGTTGGTGTTTTGTGTAAGATTTGCTGTCCATGTAGTTGCACTAGCAGTGGCCATGTCCTGGATGCTCATGCCCGAATAATAACCATGCGGCACACTGCTAGTAACACGACTACTTGTAGGGCCAATATTGGCCACGTTGCTAGTAAATCCATGCAAACGCATTGTGGCAATAATCATTGGATTGCTTAGATAATTGTAACGTCCGCCCAATTCATAAACATCATTTTTAGCATCAGCACCTACATCGCTGCGTAAGCGCAAGAAATAGCGACTATCCCAGAACAATATAGTCTGGATAATTACGTCTACATTGTGATCCTGATCGGCTTGCGCAAATGGCAACCCGGTGTTGTGATCATTAAGAGGATTTTGGTTGGGAGTGCTGGCGTAAGCATCAGCTAGTCCTTCAACAACTCGACTACGAATGCCGTTTAGTGCATCGATTTCGGCTTGTGTTAGGCCTGCTGTGCTAATTGTTGATGCGGCTGCACTCAAGTCAACATTTAAAATAGCGCTAATTAAAGCCGGGGTCATTAAGCCGCCTGCAATACTAGGCAACACGCTATAGGTATTGCTGCTGCCTTGACTGGTGCCACGCCCTTCAGCTAATGTATCTAGAATACTTTGTGCTGCTGTTGGCGAAAGATATTGTGCTGGAATCATTTATTGTCCTTATCCTGTATTTAATCCAGTGGACCTCGACGGCCTCTAGAGTTGTAAGCCTGAGTAATCATGCTTGTAATTAGCGGCTTGTTTTGCAACAAGAATTGAGCTCCAGTTTGTGTATCAATTGCTTGAATCTGGAACACAACTTGTAAGTTGCCATCGCCGCCCGATATTTGATCCATTGGAGTTATGTTAGCAGGACCAGTAATAAACTCTGGGCCTTCTTCTCCAACAATACCAATCTGCCCTGCACCTAGCATGCCACCATCAGCAAAGAAGCCGCCGAAAATGTCGCCTAGGAATCCGCCAACGCCGTTAACGATTGTGCCCAAGAAGCCACCTGCTGAGCTGCCGCCTCCACCGCCAAGTCCACCAACAACTTGTCCAACAATGCCCGAAAGTGCATCAGCAATTGGATCAGCTAATTGTTGTTTAATAATACGATTAGCAATGTCATTAGCAATATTGCTAAAGAAGTTACGGAAGCTGTCCAGTGCGTTCTCGCCCTTCTTAAATGCATTTGTAAACTCATTACTAAATGTGTCTGCTGCATTTTCAATACTGCTCTTGTAGTATTTGGCATCTTCAACCATGCGGTCAATAGCTGAACCATGCACGTTAACCATACGATCAATTTCGCTGGTACTCATACCTAGTGCTTCTGCAACTTTACGGTATTCGGCTGATCCAGTTCCGCCATTGGCTTTGTATTCTTCAGTTAAGACTTTAAGAGCCGCAGCACGATCACGCATAGTTTGCACTTCGTCTCGGCCTGCTTTACGTGCTTGCGCCAACTCACCAGTTACTGTGGTGCCCAAGACATTCTTGTATTGCTCATACAATTGCAAGTAGCGTTCCATGTCGCCTGCGGCAAATGCTTCTGCCATGGCCTGACCTGCCATTTCGGCTGTTGCTGCCGCATCAGACAATCCTTTAGTAATTGCTGAATTGAATTGCAGTTGACGTTGCTCAACAGTCAATAATGTTGCATCAACACCTTGCAAGGTCTTCAAGTAGTCAGCTAAACTCAACTTACCAGAGTCATATGCTGCTGTGGCTAATTGCAAGTTGTTAACTTGTTGTTGTAGAGTTTGTTTGTTCTTTTCTAGTTCAATATTAAAGACACGTTGCTGTGTTGCCGAATCGCCAATTATAGCTGCGTTCTTCTTTAATTCAAGTTCTTGCTTAGATAACTCTAGATTGCTTTCACGTAGAATGTTAGCTGTGCTGCTGTAGATGACTTGTTGTTGACGCAGTGTCTCGGCTTGATCACGCAACTGTGCATTGTAATTACGTAGAATCAAATCATCACTAAATGCCATTTGCAATGACTTTGCAGCCGAGCTTACTTTCTCTAAGGCTGCGGCTGCAATTGCTGGATCTTTGCTACTTAGTAATGGCAAGAATGTAGAATATTCGGCGCGAGCTTTTGAGATATTTTCGCGCAATGCTTCTAAGTCTTTATTGACTATATCGCGGATGACAGTAGCTTGAGGCACAGCCACAGGAGATGTGTCTTTATCTGTGCGCTGGAAATCGGCCGCTGTTGCTGATGCCAGTGCAACTTCATCCCCTAAACCTATGACCTTCGACATCCAATTATATGCCGACTTTAGATCATCTACAATTATCTTAAAATTATGAGTGGCAACTTCAACTCCATTTGCTACAGCTAGCCCGAAAGCAGTGGCTGCACCTGCCACTAACAACAATAATTTAGCTGGTATTGCCGCTACAACGCTCAATGCTGCAATTGCTGCGGTTAATCCTAAAATTGCAATACGTAATGTTCTAACAATAATTACTGCGGTTCCTAATGCTGCAAATGCTGCACCTAGTCCCAGCACGGCGTTAATTGAAGTATCTAATGTTTTTGGATCTAGTTCAGTAATAAATCTAGCCACAGGTGCAATTGCTTCAGATATCCTATTACGTAAACGTCCAAATGCTTGTTCTAATACTGCTGTGGCGTCTGCAATATCTTTTTGTGCGCGGGCCGCACTAGTAGCTTGCTGATTAAATTGACCAATGCTAGCAGCGGCCTGTGTAAAACTTACACCCTTGGCGCTTTTGCCTAACAAGTCTGTTGCTAATGCAGCTTGACGACCCTTGTCGCTAATTTGCCCCAAGCCCTGCACTACTTCACCTAGCAAATCTTCTGTGCTAAGTGTGGCTAAATCATTTAAGCTTACACCTACATCAGCAAAAGCCTTGCGCAAGGTGTCGCTGCCTGCTGCTGCATCGCTAATGTTTTGATTGAGTTTGAGAATGCCATCTAGTGCTTTATCACTACTGCCACCAGCATCTTGCACCGCAGCACTAAATCCTAAAATGGCACGAGCACTAATGTCTGTTGCATTTGCCACGTCATCAATTTGATTAGCAAAAGTCACAGCGCTTTTAGCTGCTGCACCCAACGCGGCTGTTGCGGCAGCGCCAAAAGCAGCAATGCCTAGACCTAAATTGTTAAGTGCATCGTTGACACGCTTGGTGCGGGTTTCGATATTTGTAAGACCTGCCTCAATGCCACGAAATGTATTCTTGGTTTGGTCTACGGCTTTAACGACTACATCATATTGTGCCATTAGTTATCCTTTATTATTTTATTTAGCCCCAGAAGAAATGGGGCACTGGGCCCCATTATCTACGATGCGCACTTTTAGATTTCTCTTGTGCTCGCCGTTGCTCTTCTCCGCGCCAAGCAAACCATTCTTGCCAGCTCAATATTTCTATTGTGCTCATTTGCAAGACTTCAGCGACCGTCTTCTTCAGTTCTAGCGCTAGAAAGAACAAGAACTGAAGCTCTGGGTCGCTTTTTAGTTTCCCAGTCCGGCCTCAGCTTTAGCGGCAGTATCTTGGTCGTTCATGTCGGCCATGATACGCATAATGACACTGGGGTCAACTGAACGCATTAGTTCTGGTTTGTCTGCTTTACCAAACACTGGATTTCCATCTGCATCTAGAGCTCGCATGATCAGCGATTCTACAAGAGCCTCGACAGTTTTGCCTTGGCTAGTTAGTTCAACGATTTTGCTTTCTTGGTAAAAACTGGTTGCTGGTTTATACCAAATATCACATTTCCACTCGGGAACATGAATAGGGCCACGTAGGCCTTGTGCTAGAATATCTTTAAAGTGGGCCTTTGCTGCGGCCAATACATTAGGGTTGCTCATTTGTTGTATCTCCTTATAATTTTTTCAATGCTGGGCTGGATAAAACCATCCGGCGCCTGCTTACTATACCCTTCCTCAAGCCTCTCAACATAAGGAAGTGTATTAGTAGTTATGACTGCGTTAAAATCGTTGGGAGAAACCTTCTCGGGCCTAGTCCATGCTCTGCTAGCAGCACCTGTGGCTTTAGGTGTAGTCTTGACAATTTCAAGATACAAGTCGCGGAACATGCGATTTAAATCACTGTGGGTTTCTACACGCAATTCATTTAGGACCGATTTAATATTTGTTGTCATATAGGGAATGGGACCTAAGTCCCATTTGTTTGATCAAGATGCTACAGTTAATGCGCCGTTACCAGCAATATTAATGCTAAATTCAACCATGCCATCATAACTTGAGTTGACGGCCAATTGTGTAATAACACCAGCTCCTGAATAACTCTCACCTGTAACCGAATCCGGATACACCTTAATGCTCACGCTTTGACCAACGCCCAAGCTAAATGCTTGTCCTTGATCACTTGACCAGAGTGCATTAAAGCTACCTGACCAAGCGCGACTTAGTGTATACGTTTCGACCCAGCTTGTGAAGTTATTCATACTTGCTGTATCGACAGATTGTGTGTTAGCACTACTATCAATAGTCCAACTACGGAGTTCTGCTAACTGTTGGTTAGTAGGTGCAGCTGGGGTGCTGCCTCCGATAGTTGAATTATAACTAATCAGCATCTGACCTCTTCTTCCAGATTTGGCCATTGCTTGCTCCTATTAAGTAGTAGCGCCGCGCACCAACACAGCACGACCGTCAAATGCAACAGTGCATTCTACCAAGCCATCATATGTTGCACTTTGGGAAATAGAGCTAATCATAGCCTTACCACCCCAAGTTTCATCACCTACATTGTCGCCTTCAGGGAAGACACCAATGTTGACAGTGTTGCCTGCTTTTAGGTACACGTTTGCTTGTCCATTGTCAGCTGGGTTGTAGATGAAATCTACACTAGCTGTCCAGGACTTGAAGCTTGGCAAGTTGTTTCTAAAGATGAAACCTGTGCCTGAGCTCATGACAGTTGCGTCAAGAACGTCAACTGTTTCTTCTAAATTCCAACTACGCACTTCACCGAAAACAACTGCGGTATTCATTGCAGTGTTTAAAGTAGCGATGTTGGTAACGGTTGTTGCTGGATCTGCTAGATCAGCAGCTGGAAACTCCAGCTTAATTGCGCCATTACGGCCGGCTGTTACGCTCATTATTATCTCCTATGTTTGTTAGCTTTGCTTATGCAAGGCCTTTTGTATAAATGTATTTTACTTGGAATACTAATTGGATGCTGTTATAAGGAGGCGTATCGCCGCCGGTTTCAACTTCAATCAATTGCGTATCGTAAGCTGCCCCACCACGAGTTGGATCTTGATCTATCAAATTCTCAATAGCCTCGATCAAATCATTGCGGATTGTGTCAGCTTGAGCACTCTTAGAATTAGTCCATACTGTTATATTTACGCTCATGATAGATTGCCTCTGTTGGAGGCTACCACCTTGAGTAATACTCTCACGGATTTCTGATCCGCTTTCAACAATCACTGCTGGAAAAGCAGTGTTAGCCAACTCAATAATATCAATGCCCGGATCACGGGTCACTGTACCAAGTCGCACTGTTTGTTGATTTTTAAGAGTGTCAACGATATTTCGTACAACTAATTCGCGTGCGCTGCTCATTAACGATACATCCTATCTTGTGCTACTGCAAAAGTCTCTGGATCTGTCACAGTGCCATTGTCATCCAAGTCATACTCCACACCTGCACCCAATTGCAAATTAAACTCTTCTTCAAATCTAGATTGGAAGAAAGCTAATTGCTCACGGAAACTATCCCCTTCAGGACGGAATGTGCTGAGTTTGGCGAGAATATAACAAGACAATGCTCTATAACAAGTGGCACGTGTCCATTGAGTCTCAGTCAACAAAGCAGGGTTATAGACAGGGTAATTATTTCCAATACGGTAAGTTGTAGCAGAACTAAATTCCTTGTTAAACCAACGTGCTTTTAGCAAGTTCTCAACGTCTGTTTGCGCCTGTGAGAGTTCAGCAGTCCAATCACCAACACCATGGTCCATGGCAGTTGGGTAGTACTCAACTAAATCACTATTTGTTGCAAAGGCCATCTGATTATTCCTTAAATGGGGCTACCCAAATCAATTGAATAGCCCCTGTTTGATTAGATGCTGGAATCAAACTTCAAGTAACGACCATAAGCGTCTTGGAGTTCACCAACACCGTAGTGGCAAGCGCCAACAACGTCAGTACCCAAGTAGCTGGCACGACGCTCAGTTTCGATGGTGATGTCACCAATCATAGCCAAGCCCAATGCATCACGGTGGAAAACACCACCAGGGAAGTCACCAGCGTTGGTGTCATAAGCAATATTGCTTGTTTCGAAGATTGGGATACCAGCCAATTGGCCAACGTAACCGGCACGCATTGCTTCGTTAGCAACATCACCAAATGCACCAGCGGTGAATGGAGTGTTACCAGTAGTTGTCAAAGCAGCCTTCAAGTCATAAGCGATTTCTGGGTGCAACACAGCAACCATACCTTCAACTGGAACACCAGCACCGCGCAACTTAGCAACTTGTGCGAAGATGCTTGCGGCAGTGATTTGACCAGTGTAGTCGCCAGTACCAGCAGAGAACCCTGCGAATAGAGCTGTCAAGTCGGTGTCGATCTTACGAGCGATAGCTTCACCGAACAAACGACCCAAGTCACCAACAACGTTGCTAGCTGCGGATGCAACTGCAAGGTCAGTAACCAAAGTGCGGATAGCTGCTGTAGAAACAGTCAGAGTAGCGCCACCAGTAGAAACTGCGGTGTTAGCAATTTCGTCGCCTTCTGTCAAGGCAGCAGCGGTTTGCTGTGGGTAGATTGGAACTGTGACAGTCTTACCTTGACCTGGGGCCAAAGTGTAATTCTTAACTAGTCCGCGCATGATAGAGCGCTCGCTAGCGACGAACATTGCTTCTGCTACGATTTGTGGCAGTAAGTCATTTAGTGTGGTTGTAGTAGAACCGGCCATATTAATCTCCTAATTTATTTGGCAATACCGGAAGCTTTGCGATATTCTGCATAAGCTTTACGGTGTTCTGGATTTTTCATATCCAATTTTGTAATGTCTAACGTGGGTAAACCAGCACCATTGCTAGCCCCAGTTCTTGTGCCTGTCCCAGCAGGTGCAGCAGAGACAAAGTAAGGGTTAGAAGACAAAAACTCTTCTACCAATTCGCCTACAGTCAGGGGCTGTGCCTTGTCTGCGTTATAGCGTGTCTTACCTTTTTCATCCACAATTTCCACAGCGCCTTCGGCATTTAATTTGATGTTATTGCGAAGCAATGCCGCTACTTTATCAGGGGCTACAGCTTTTCTAGCCGACGCCTCACTAATTAAACTGCCATCAATCTTAATGCTTTCGAGTTCGCGTGTCAATGCAGTGATCTTTGATTCACTAGCTGATTTGACTTCATTGAGTACTCGATCGAAATCTTGTCGCTTGATCGCTTCTTCTTGCTCTCGTTGCGCTTTGAGTTCTTTGAGTTGGTTGTATTCATCGAGATTAACTCCAGAATACTTTTTCTCAACTTGGCTAAGTCGTTTGGTAATGATTGCATCTAGCTCTGCTTGAGTAAATGTCTTCTCATTGCCTGCCGGGGTGTTATTTTGGTTAGCACTAGGATTTTGGAGCCCGTCTCCGCCATCTGCTGCTTGACCTATGATTGGATCTGTCATAGTCCAGTTTCTCCTAAGTTGTTAAGGGGCTAGTCCCCTGTGTAAGTTTATTTAGTCCGGACGCAATTAAGTGCCTTCGATCTCGTGTCGTAGCTCGTCTAGAGTTGCTGCTTCGACTTCTGGGTGCATGGCTAGAATTTCAGCATCTGAATATCCTTCACCTATCATGGTGCGTAGATGATCAAGTTGCTGCTCGAGTTCTTCGCCAGCGCTGGCGTGTGTTTCGCCCGCTGTCATTGCTCCACGTGTGCCGTCTGGGTCACCAGCTGTGATTGTTTGTTGAATAACTTCAATAACTTCATCATTATCCAAAGTAAGCGCAACAATTTCCTTTTGTGCTTCGGCAACGTAAAGTGGATTGGCAACCAATTCCATACCAGCCTTAAGACGTGCAATCTCACGATCTCTGTCTTTGATGTTGAATTCCTTCATGTAATTAACTTCAAAGTCTTCTGGCATTGGCACTTGATTCCAAGCAAAGAACAGCTTCCAAATTTTGTATTCTAAGCGCTCTAGCCCAGCTGCCATGTTGTTTAGTTTGGCATTTAGAGTCTGCTGCTCGACTTCCATGGCAACACCACTCTGTGTCTTTTGTCCGCGTACACTACTCAAGTTAGTAATGCGATCAATAGCAGTAACATGATATTGAATAGCTGCTAAAATGCTGTCAACAGTGCTGGTGGTTGGTTGTAGCAAGTATGGCTTCAAATCGCCAGCCAAGTTTTCTGGCATATTGATGATACTTCCGGCACCTGCGGCTGCAATTGTGTCGGCAGTCTTAACCAAACTAGGATGGCTGTTAATGCGAATGCTACTTTCTAGTTCACTACAATAGTTGTAGATAGCACGTTGTAGATCTGCAACAGCTTCGATCTCTGGTGTAGAGCCAATTCCACGTTCGGTCTTCTTACCAATTGTGGCTGAAAACACAGGAACAATGCCTAGTGGGTTGATGTATTCTGTTGTTTTTAGAATACTGCTGTAATCAACTACAACACTATCGGCAGCATTGTTACCTACGTCAGCGGCACTGTTAATACTAACACTGCCATAATTGCTGCGCACGCACCAGTACTCATATACAACTTCTGGTGTCCAAACACGAATGATATCATATTCATCCATGCGTGCTTCTAGAATTTTGACATAGACTAATTCATAACGGCCAGTTAAACTGCGCTCATACTTCCAATCTAACACTGAAGTTGGCTTATATGCTGTAACATAAGGACGTAGGCCTAGTGCCATTTCTTCTGCACGTGTCTTAGCAACATAAGTTGGCTTGTCTACACAAACCCACATGCTACCATATGTCATGAGTCCATCATTTAAATCGCGCATGAAGTCGTTTAGATCTGTTTCATCTAAGTCACAGTCTTCAATGAAATCGTCTGCCATGTACTGTTCACCAGCAATGCCCAATGTGCGCTCAGGAGTAACTTTGAATAGTTGACTACGATAAACTGATATAACTCCAGCAACTTGGTTATCTAAAGCTGTGCTTAACAAACGCAATGCATATTGATTACCCGGGGCTTGGTCTTCACCTAAATATTTGCGTAAATATCCGCCATTTCTGTAATCGCGGCCGCCTTGGGCACTACGACCCAGGTAATCCCACAAACGTGCATTACTTTGATATGCAGGGTGTGTTACTTTCAGTTGCTCAATTGTTAGCATAATTTTCCTTAATAATTTGACCAATACGTTGGTTGATCTTTTGTGTCTATGTCGCGGCGTATTGGCCAAAACCAATTTACTAGATATCCTAGTGCGTCATTCATGTGGTCGAATTCGCCCTTTTCAGGCTGACGTGTGCCTTCTTTGTAAACTTGGCTAGTCAAACATTTAATAGTCTGACGGCATGCTTTATTTATTCGAATATATCGATTGCCAGCGATACTGCATAATCTACCATTGACTGCGGCAATACGATCTATAACTGCTGGATTTATTCGCCCCACACGCACTTTAAATCCTGCATTACTTAAAATAGCATGATCGGTTGTGTTGCTGCTGGTCCTGCGCTGTGCTCCGCTGGCATCGGGGAATATCTCAATTGTGTGCTTGGGATAACGACGTCGTAATTCAGTTGCAAACTCGTAGCTGTTGGCGTCGTTAATCATGATCTCATCGATAATATGCAGTTCATCACCGCGTCTGACACCAATAACTGCACAAAGTGGACTGACGTTAAAGTCTAATCCCACCAACAGCGTATCTCGGTCGGTGATTTGTGTAGTTTCGCCTATGTTATCATTGGAGAACGAGTAATAACATTTGCCCGAATATGACTCAAAGCTGGCTTCATATTCTTGCTTAAATGTCTTTTCGGGTAGATCTCGTCTAGCTGCTTCTACTTCACTGTCAGGCACATTGCCGCCTTCTAGTGTAGTGAATTGAAAGCTGGCCCAGTTTTCTGGATCCACTAAGGCCATGTCGTACATGTCTTTAAGCCAATTCATGCCTTTGGGTGTGCCTAGGAACATGGCATGGCCCATCTTGTCAGACAGTGTTGCACGTAAGACTTCATGCCAAACCGCAGCATCCATATCTGCTGCTTCATCTAGCACTACAAAATTATTACCTTCACCTCGCAAGCTATCTGGATTGTCGGCGCTGCGCAAACTGATCTGACTGCCATTGATCAGTTTGATAGTGAGTTCACTTTCATTAATCTTTTTAATCCAGCGCAAACTCAGCAACTTCTTTTTAAGAGGCTCCCACATAATACGCTTGGCCATACCATATGTTGGTGCTACATAGATGACTCGTTGATTAGCAGGAGCAGCAAATCTAGCTAGCTCGCGCAATGACAAGTGCGTTTTACCAAATCTACGTCCGCACACCGCGACTCTAAATCGTCTAGTGTCGTTGCATATGGTTTGTTGAGGTTTTGTTAACGGCATTACTTGGGTGCGTTAGTGATCAAATAGCCCAACAGGCCGACTAAAGCAACCATGATAGTTCCGGCTGCTGTTACCATGGTGTTAAACTTGGCAGCTCGGCTTGTGGCAATTAATTCTTTGATCTCTGATAAGTTGCTGTCTATTTTGTCTAGTCTCTCGTCTACTGCTGTAAATTGCTTTTGGATGCCTTCATATCTGATTGCACAAATTTCCACGTGTGTGGATAAATCTTCTGATTCTCTGCTCATGTTATTTCCTAGGCTTTTTATCGCGATTTTTACGAGTGCGACTTCCTCTTAATGGTAATTTATTCATAACAGATCCTTAAATTTTGGCCAAGTCTGCTGCTAGCTCAGCTAGATTCTCACGAACCGGTGTAACAACAATCGTGTCTGCATCAGATTCGGTGGTTGCACTTTCCGCAATCGTATTTTCGTCGTCCGAATCAGTCCAGGGCAACGGCTGATTGTCTTCACCAGAGACTGGATTATCAGAGAATCCTAAATGATTTTTACTAAGCCACACCAACATTGTTACGTTGCCTTTCATGGCCTGCTCCCACATCTTACGGCGCAGTTTGCTCTTACCCGACTCTTTGCCGGCCTCGATAACATCGCTGTAATGTCTGCGCAAGCTATCATAATGAATGCCTACAATGCTGGCTATTTCTGTGTTAGTGCAGTGTATTGCCGCTAATTTATATATCAAATCTACGTCCACCGGTGTTTTGTGTGCTGGACGTGGTGTTGTTTGTTCTACTATTTTCATATTACCTCCTAGGATAGAGTCCCTTAACCTGGATTATTGCAAGCCCAGTTCTTGCTTGAGCACTTCAAGTTCTTGTAACTTCTCAGCTCGTATTTCTTCTTCAGTTTTTGGCGGCACATAGCCCAATGCTAGCATTGCCGACTGCTCTGACTCATACCAAGACCAACCGTCTACTGGATATGTGTAAGTGTCTTTTAAATGTCTGTGCAATTCATAATTGGCATTAAGCACATAAAAACGACCATATAAAAAGCTGCCATCATGATCTAACTTGTAGAAGCCATCTGTGTACTCACGGATAGCTGTCATTTCCGCTTCGGTGTATTCGTATCTGTTATCCATATTAGCTTCCTGTTACAGTCCAGCCTTTGCCAGTGGCAATACTTGGAGTGTCTGTTGCTGTTCCCCAGTTACTAGTAACTGTAATTGTTGCTGTTGCTGTTGGTAAGTCTGTATAAACTTGATCCAGCTGTGCTCCAGCAAACTTGGCACTAGCAATACTGAACGAAATTTTAAATCTAACACTGCGCAAGCTGCTCAAGTTAGAACAGTTTGAAAACGGAGTAGCCATAGTCAATGTTCCTGAACCAATAGTCAAAGTATCCACATTTTCTAAGCTATAGCAGTTAAAGAACATGCTCGAAACAGTTGTTGCTGCCGTTGGGTGCAGGGTATAAGCTGGCACTGTCTGCAAACTAAAACAGTTGTTGAACATGCTGCTGGTGTTAGTGCATGACGTCAATGTCATTGCTGGTGCTGTCCTTAGACTATAGCATCCGTTAAACATGCTGCTGGTGTTAGTAACTGTGGACATGCTAGGCAATGTGGGTGCCTCTTCTAACGAACGGCAATCCTGGAACATGCCCGAAGCCGAGTTTGTTATAATAGGATTTATCAGGTTCACAGTCTTGAGACTTATACAACCCGAAAACATGTTGGTGGGGCCGTTCATGACATTACCGCCAGTGTAATCTATTGTTACTGACGTTAATGACTGGCATGTGGCAAAGCCAGATCCACCAGAGCCAGCACATGTAATAGTTGGCAAGTATTTTAAACTGATGCAACCGTTAAAAGTGGTGGTCAAAGTCATCGATCCAGTAATAGAATTGATACCAACTAAACTTGCACAGTTTTGGAACAGTGTCGGGCCAACGTTGGCGTTGACCAATAAGCTGTCGACATATTGCAATGAATAGCAGTTGTTAAACATCTGGCTGCTATTTCCACTATTAGATAAGTTCAAAACTCGTTGTGGCAAGCGGATCATTGAATAGCAAGCGCTATACATAGAGGCTGTGTTGTTAAATTTTGAATAATCCAGCTTTGGCAAATTGACTAGTGAATAGCAGTTCTGGAACATGCTGTTGGCAGCTACGTTGCTAGCCGATGATGAATGTTCGATAGCCACCGATCTAATTGCGCCCGAGCCCTGAAACATTTGAGCTAAAGTGGTCAATCCACTGGCTGCGGCTTTAATTAACGGCACATTAACCAAAGATGAACAGTTGGCATACATAGATCCAAAGTTTGTGCAAGCCGCAGTATTCAAATTTGGCGCATTGCGCAAACTACGACATTCACTGAACATTGAGCCCATTTGTGTTACTGCACTGGTGTTGTAATCGGGCACATAAACCAAACTGTTGCAGCTCTGAAACATGTTGTTCATGTTAGTCACAGATGCAGTGGTCATAACTGGTGCTGCTGGCAACTTATAGCAGTTACCAAACATGCTGCTCATATCTGTAGTGCTGGTGCCAAATGCAGGATCTACTATTACGTTTTGTAGGACGTGGAAGTTATTAAACAAGCTGGCCATACTGGTAATAGTGCCAGTATCAATAAAAGTCACTTGCTCACAGTATCCCATACGCACGTTAGGTGTGCCCGATCCCATTGTTACACTAGTCAGCGCTGAGCTCGATGCAACAATTTCTAATACAGGACTAGATGCAGCACCAGCGCCAGTTCCAGTGTTGGTGTTAGTGGGATTACGCAAGTTCAAGTTTAATGCAGTTAGTGTGCCTGAACTTTGTGGAGTAATAGTAATTAATACAGTTTTATATCCGCGGGTTGTTACACTGCTCGACACAGTGGCATAATCATAGTTGTAGTTGGCTTGAACACCCGAAGCCACGTTAACTGGGCTAGATCCATCTCCCCAATCAACTGTGTAGCCGGCCGATCCACTGACACTTAGCGCCATAAAGTTGGATGCATCATTCCATACAGCACAAAGAATAGCAATGGTCTTATCACCACTGACAATAGCGGGCATAGAGACCCAATCAGCTGGCCTAGTATAGGTGGGCACTGCGACAGCAATATATTCTTTCCTAGGCTGAAATGGATCAGCGTATGTAGACAACGCCCGGCTATTGTTAGTTCTAGAACTGCCGTATGTTGCGCTCATTATGCAATCTCCGAACCAAACGCATTAAAGCTGAGTGTAGCAGCACCTGCATAAACAGTGACTACATCAGTTGCTGCTAGAGCAACACCAATAGTCAAATACACAGTGTCGTTGCCCGGTGCTACTGCATCATATGCAATATAGTGTTCGTTTGATATAGCAGCGCCAGCAACTCGAATTGCCACACGGAATGTGGTGCTAGTAGCTGAACGATTGCATATAGCCAATGTGCTAATTACTGTTGCAGTTGCGCTGGGCACTGTGTATAAATCTGTGTTTGTAGTTGCGCTAGGATTACTTTGTCCTAGTACTTTGTATGTTGTTGCCATCTATTAGGCTCCCATGAATAAGAAAATATCTTGAAGGCTAGCTCCACCGCCACCTCCACCGCCTGTGCCAGCTGATCCTGTGTAGCCAATTGCACCTTGTGATCCAGTATAGCCTACGCCAATTGAACCAGTGTAGCCAATTGGCCCTGTTGCTGTTGAAGCTGAACCAGTGTAGCCTACTGCACCATCTGCTCCAGCTGGACCAGTTGCACCAATTGAGCCGGTATAGCCTAGTGATCCAGTGAATCCAATTGGGCCAGTTGCACCTGTAGCTCCATCTACTCCAGCAACGCCTTGACTACCAGTGTAGCCTAACGATCCAGTATAGCCAGCAATACCCTGTGGGCCAGTTGCACCAGTTGCTCCGTCTGCTCCAGCAGCACCACTGGCTCCAATCGAACCAGTGTAGCCAGCTGCGCCTTGACTACCAGTATAGCCCAAGCTGCCTGTGTAGCCAATGTCGCCTTGAACACCTTGTGGTCCAGTTGCGCCCACAGGTCCTGTAGGGCCGTCATTGCCTTGCGGGCCAGTTGCTCCTGTTAATCCAGTTGCTCCTGTTAATCCAGTTGCGCCAAACGAGCCAGTGTAGCCAACATCGCCTTGACTACCGGTAAAGCCAGTGACGCCTGTGGCACCGGTCGCTCCCGTAGAACCAGTGGCACCAGTTGCGCCAAAACTGCCAGTGTAGCCGATATCACCTTGACTACCGGTGAATCCGGTAATGCCAGTGGCACCGGTGGCACCTACTGCGCCCTCAGATCCAGTGTAGCCGATTGCACCTTGAATGCCTTGACTACCAGTGTAGCCTAAATCGCCCTTGCTGCCAGTATAGCCAATATCACCTTGACTGCCAGTGTATCCGGCAGATCCAGTGTAGCCAGTTACACCTGAACTAACACTAGTATTAACATAACTGTAATAGCTAGAACCTTCTGTATAAAACGTAATGTTGCGCGAGCTAGCGGCAGTGTTAACGGCATACAACTCTACTACCATACGCTGGCCTAGACTGACTGCGCTAGTCGGTAAAGTAATAGATGGTTGCACAGTTACTGGGATGGTGCTATTATAGCCCACTAATTCCTGATCTGTGTCACCAATTGTAGTAATAATAGTGCCATCGTTGGCTGCTAATTTTAGTCTAGCATAAACTTCCCAACTATCATTGATAGCACCTTTTAAGAAGTGTAAGTGAAATACTTGAACACCAGCTGGTATAACAGTAAAATCAAACGGATCACTAATAAAATCTGCAACCATGGCAGTTGCACCGCCTGCGACAGTTGTTGTGACTGTGACTTCGCCGGTGGTCGTTGGCGTTACGCCCAGCTGATCGTAGCTGTTGACACCAGCGCTGACACTCTTGTTAAAATAGTAAAGTCTACCAGTGGAGAAGCCTTGCATGCCCTGACTACCAGTGTAGCCAGTTGCGCCAATTGACCCAGTAAATCCAGTTACCCCAGTTGCGCCCGTTGGGCCTATGCTGCCTGTATAGCCTTGAATACCAGTTGCGCCAATTGAGCCCACATAACCTGTGTCGCCTTGACTGCCAGTGTAGCCTTGTGGCCCAGTGGCGCCAGTAGCGCCAAAACTTCCAGTGTAACCTTGAACGCCTTGACTACCAACATAGCCGGTGTCACCTGTGACTCCTATAGGGCCGGTTGCGCCTGTTAATCCAGTAGCGCCTTGACTTCCTGCATAGCCAGTAACTCCTTGCGGGCCAGTTGCGCCAGTAGCTCCAGTCTCTCCAGTTGCACCAGTAGCTCCTGATAATCCTGTCGAACCTGTTGCACCTGTGAGTCCAACTGATCCAGTGTAACCCTGAACGCCTTGCGGGCCTGTTGCCCCATGTGATCCTGTGTATCCTGTTGCACCTTGTACTCCTTGACTTCCTGTGTATCCTTGCGGGCCTTGACTTCCAGTATAACCAGTCGCGCCTTGTGGGCCAATGGCAGTGTTGGCCCCTATTGTAACTGTAACATCTTCGCCTGTGTTAGTAACTGTTATACCCGGTAAATCTTGAGTATCAACGTCAATTCGCGCAACAGGCGCGGTGTCAACATCGCCGTCAACTACGATACGAACAATTGGCAGCGTTTCGCTGACTGTGATATTTGGCACACTCATGATTAAGTCATTGAGGCACTGACGTAAGCCTCACCCTCTAGTAATCTTGTTACAACACCGGTTGCAGTGTTGGTCATTTCAATATCGTATCTGTGTGTTTGGGGAACTAGAGATTGCGTTTGAGCGGGAGTCAAACTCCAAGTTGCTGTGCCTGCGGCTGCATTAGTTACTGTAATTGTAAAAGTTGCTGCTGCGGTGGCATCAGTGTAGCTCTTTTTCATCTTGCCTGCAAATGTGAAGCCGGTTAGATCCAGTGGGGTGCCGGGTGTAGATTCGATAGTTAAGATACGACTAAATGTCGCACCTTGTTCCACTAATATGTTAAGTAGGCCTGCTGCCATGGTGTGAGTCCTTTAATTAAACCAGCTGAGCACTTCGCGCACTAACTGGTAGGGTAGGTATATGACTAAAGCCAATAACAACACGCTGGCAATGCCATTAATTGTTTTGACTAGTGCTGTTGCGTTTGAAACAAAGTCATCATTGTTCCAGAGTGTACGCCAATGTTCTGGTAGTTTCATTGTTGTATTTAGCTCTGAGTTTTTCGGCTACGGCGCTGGTTATCACGCTCATATTCTTCATCTAGTCTATCGGCAAAATACTGCAATAATTCAGGGTTTGCTTTCAGGACTGCACCCCAAGTATACCCCAGCGTGTGAACCTGCAATTCCGTTAACTTTACGCCTGAAATTTCGCTGATCGCGTGCGTTATTTCGTGAAATAAGGTGTCTAAGGCCTGCATTCCACGAAGCCCAGCCCTCACGGTTATTTGCTGGTTTGTGCTGTCGCACGTGCCGTACACATCTGACATTAATGTGCTGGGCGCCCAGACAATATCGTAATGCTGACCTAGTAAATCTAAGCCAATATAGCTTTCTGGGGGTGCCGCGGGTTCCATGGACTCGCCGGGTAGCTCTTGGAATGGGATAACTTCTTCATCGATGATGGCAAAGCGTGTAGTGGACATTGTTGCTCCTTAATGTATTACTTACCACATCAAGGCGAAATCCCCAGGATTAGTGGGGATTTCTAGGGGAGTACAACAATAACCACTCGAGTCTGAGAGTTTACCAGATCTGGTAAGTTCGAGTCGTAGCGCTAGTGTTCTAACGTTACCTAGGTATTTAAATGGCGCGGGGGCAAACCCAAAAAGAGAGCCCCTAAAGAATGGCGGAACTCTAGGGGCTCAAACGCTACAAGTCCAGGGAGGAAATGAAAATGTCAGTAAACAAAGGCCCTGGACATGTTTATTTA